CAGATGTGTCGTCTGCCCATGTGACGGCAATCGGGGCCGCCAGGGCTGAGTTCTCCGGAACGCTCAACAGATACGTCAAGCATAGGGTCGTCATGGATGCGTCGTCTGGGTCGATTACATTTGCAATTGGATACGTCAGGTTATAGGGAAATTTTAGGAGGAAATCGTGGCTAAGCAAACTGGTTTGGGCGACTACCTTGCGGTGGATAACTCCAGCGGGGCGTTAAAAGACATCTCCAACGACGTCGGAGACTACGGGATCAATATCGCGCAGGAGCTTGTGGAGACCACCGGCCTTGACAAGTCGGCGAAGGAGCGGATTACCGGTATGTCCGACGGTGATGTCAGCCTCAACGGGACATTCAACGCGGCGACGAACAAATCGCACGACGTCTTTAAGACCCGCACCGGTACCCGGACGTTCGACCTGCGGGTCGGCGGGAACTCCTCAACCAATCCATCGCTAACTATGGAGATGCAGGTGGCGAGTTACGCGATCACACGGGGATCAGACGGGGCGTTGACTTGGAGCGTAACTCTGAACCTCGCCGATGGCACAGTCCCGGCATGGTCGGTGGTGTCTTAGTGGTAGTCCAGAGCGTTAACGGGGCCAAGCCCTTCGTCATCCAGAGGCGTCGGGCTGTCCTCGTATTCGAGCAGCCAGAATATGAGGGCATTCGGATCGAGGCTCGGCTGGATGTCGACCTGCGGACGTTCCTCGATCTGCAGCAACTCGCGGGCCAGTCAGACAATAATCCAGAGGGTCTACGGGCCGCGTTCACGATGTTCGGCGACCAGATTCTAGACACCTGGAATTTGCAAGACGAGGACGGCAGAGTCCTAACCGCGGACGCAGAGGGATTCTTGTCGCTACCGCCCGCGCTCGGCACTGCGATTCTCGGAGCGTGGAGCGAGGCCGCGACCACGGCGGGGGAAGCCTCAGCCTCGGCATAGCTCGTTGGATGGCTGTCCGAGGCGGCACGTATCAGGACGGCAGGCCGATCACCAAGCCGACCGAGTTAGAAGTGGCCGAGATAGTGGACGGCATCTGCCAGCGGTATGGCTGTCTGCCGTCCCAGCTATTGGCCGAGGATGTAGGGATATTGCGGATGCTGGCAATCGTGAGCGAAGGCAAGCCGGAGGACAAATCGAGTGGCTAATACGGTCACCATAAAGGTCGACGCCGATACCAAAACGGCTGAAAAGAACGTCAAGGGCATGAGTACTCGCATGTCAAAGGCTCTAAAGGGCGTGACGATGGCTGCTGGTGCGTTGACATTAGCCGCCACCGGTGCGGCCAAGTTGGGACAGGAATACCAGGAGGCGACCAACACCATCGCCGCCGGAACTGGCGCAACCGGGGAGCAATTGGAAAGCCTGACCCAGTCCTTCAGAGAAGTCGCGGCAGGCGTCCCGGAGGATTTCGGCGCGACGGCGGCGGCTATCGCTGATGTCAATACGGAGATGGGCCTGGAGGGCGAAGCCCTGGAGGACGTGACGAAGGCGTTCTTGGGCGTTTCGCGGGCGATGAGCGAACAAGCCCAGCCCATGATCAAAGCAGTCGCCGACTCAATGATTGCGATGGGCGTCCCAGCCGAAGATACCCGCTCGGTTCTGGACAAACTAACCACCGCCTCACAAGATGCGGGCGTTCCAATTACCACGCTGGCTGATCTCATCACCAAGCTCGGCCCGCAACTCAACGCGATGGGCCTTCCGATGGATGAATCTATTGCCTTGATCGCAAATATGGAGGCATCCGGTCTTGGTTCTGCGAAGGTAATGCGAGGCCTCAACACTGCAGTTAAAAGCCTCACAGACGAAGGCGTTACGGACATCCAGGGCGGCCTCAAGGACATGATTGCATCTATCCAGAATGCAGAAACTGACGCCGAGGCCACTACGATTGCAATGGATTTATTCGGGGAATCCGGGCTGCGGTTCAAGGACGCGATTGATAAGGGCGTCTTCGCTCTGGACGGCCCAGACGGCCTGCTTACCGCCTTGGAGGCGTCTGAGGGCAAGGTCGAAGACCTCGATGCGGTGACCCTGACCATGAGCGACAAGTTCGACGTCATGAAAAATAAGGTCAAACTTTCACTCAGTCCCATCGGCAATTTCGCCACGGCCCTCGGCCCGATAGTCATCATGGCCCCGATGATTGCGACCGGCATCTCCGCAATAGCGGCGTCCACAGTAGTATCGACGGCGGCAACCTGGCTCCAGACGACGGCTATGGCGGCTCTCAATATCGCTATGGGGCCTATAGGATTGGTCATATTGGCAATCGTCGCTGCGGTCATCCTGGCTATCGCAATTTTCAAGAACTGGGACAAGGTCGTCGCGGCATTCAACCTTGTGATTGAGGCGATCAAGCCGATCTTTAAGACCGTCAAGGACTTCCTTCTTGGCGCTTTAGAAAAGCTAAAGACTCGTTGGGACACGATCTGGAACGGCATGAAAGAGGTCGTTTCCCTAATCGCCAATCCTATCCTTGGTGTGATTAACTCGATCATCGGCGGTATCAATCAATTGTTATCGCTGCTGAATGAAATCACGATTGGCTGGGCCGCCAAGAAGGTGCTGGGCGTGACGGTACTCCCGGCCTTCAGCCTCGACCCGTTCAATTTCCCGATGATCCCTAAAATCCCGTTGATGGCTCAGGGCGGTATCGTCCGGTCGCCGACCCTCGCCATGATCGGAGAGCGAGGCCCAGAGGCGGTCGTGCCGCTGGGGCGTGGCGGCATGGGTGGAGGGATCACGATCAACATCCTGGGGCCGACCTACGGGTTCGACGATTTTGAGAGGAGGGTCTCGTCGGCGATACGCGACGGTGTCCGGCGGGGCGGGTTCGGCGGTATCCTAGCCACGGCGTGAGGTCATAATGGCAAATGAACTGAAGCATGGAACTGTCGGGACGGAGCTTACGCAGGCCGAGTGGGAAGGGATCGGGACGCACGTTGTCGCCAATCAAGCGGTTGGAGACATCATTTATGCGTCGACTACCGCGCAGTTGAGGAGGCTCGGAGCAGGCTCGACGAACGACGTCCTGCGGATCACTGGTGGCCTGCCCGATTGGCAGGCGACCACGTTTATCACCTCGCTCGGCACCATAGCCACCGGGGTCTGGCAGGGGACAGACGTCGGTGTTGCCTATGGCGGTACTGGGGTTTCGACCCTGACAGATGGCGGCGTCCTGTTAGGGTCTGGTGCTAGTGCGATCACGGCTATGGCTGTTTTGACCGACGGCCAGATGATTGTGGGGAATGGCTCCACAGACCCCGTAGCCGAGTCCGGGGCTACCCTACGAACCAGCATTGGGGTAGGGACTGGCGATACATTATCATTGACAGGGCTTACACTTAGTACCGATTTAACTGTGGCGAATGGCGGCACGGGAGTCTCAACGCTAGCCGCCAATGCCGTGTTGACTGGCAATGGCGCGTCTGCTATTACCGCCGAGGCCAACCTAACGTTCGACGGCACTACCCTAGTCCTGGACTCTGGGGGTGAACTTCACGTCGTGATAGCTGGTTCGGCGATCACCCCTAGTTCGACGACGGCAGCGGTGTTCCAAAGGAACTCAAGCACTGGGCAAAATGCGGAAGTCAGTATTATTGGCGGGACATCAGGCGACGCTATTCTCAACTTTGGAGATTCTGGCGACGAAAACATCGGGAAAATCCGTTACCTCAACAACGGCAATTCGATGGAGTTCTTCACGAACACGTCGTCGAAGATGAGCATCAGCAGTGCTGGCCTCGCGGCGTTCGCGGGAGTGGTCAGTGTTGACGACACCACCGACAGCACCAGCCCGACCACCGGTTCCATCCATACTGACGGCGGGCTTGGGGTCGTCCTAGACGCGCAGTTCGGAGCCGATGTCGAGGTGGCTTCGGGAGGTTCCGGTGACACCATCCATATGACTAGCCAGGGTGGCAATAATGGCAGTTTGATAATTACCGCCAACGACAACAGTGATAGTGCTGACGA